GCCACTGATGCAGGAGAATGTGAGGATGTTGCCTTCGGCTGCACTGACCCCACAATGTTTAACTACGACCCTCTGGCAAACACCGACAACGGTGGGTGCATCGAGTACATCTACGGATGCATGGACCCAGAGGCACTGAACTACGACGAAGATGCAAACACACAGCTAGAAGGTTCCTGCATAGCTCCAGTGTCTGGGTGTATGGACTTGGATGCATACAACTTTAACCCAGATGCGAACGTACCAGATGACAGCTGCAACTACGATGCTGGGTGCGTTACTGGGCCTGGTGAACCATACTGGTTGAATGATGAGTGCTATGCATGGGTAATTGTAGTAGACCCCTACTGCTGCGAGGTAGGATGGGATGCAGTATGCATAGAGCAGTACGAATACTGTGGAGATCAACTTACTGCTGTAGACGTAGTGGTAGGGTCGCTGACACACTTCTTCCCCAACCCTACAACCAACGTCATCAATGTGCAAGCCCCAGTTGGGACAGTAGTCACAGTAGTAGATGCTACAGGCAAAAAGATAATAGAGACTGAAGACTCTCGCATAGAGCTCCCATCAGCTGGTACATACGTTATCATGGCGAACTACAAGGGCAGAATCACGAAAGAGATAATAATAAGACAATGAGATACCTTATAGCAATAGTCTTTGTTGCATTTACCTTTAGCGCAAATGGACAAGACTTCTACAACAAAGTGCTCAGAAGAGCCACGTTCTACGCAGCAGCCAACGGAGGTAACTCAGTTTCAGACGAGAACATCTACTCCCTTTCCAGCGGGTCACTTACAACGGATGTTGTTGAGACCCCCTTCGACTACAGTCTTACCCTTGGGATTAGAAAGATCGCTAGGTTTGGCTATGAGAATAGAGCTAATGTCTTTTACAATGGCACTGAAAACACGTATGGGGACGCAGCCACAGTGGGAAAACGAAATGGATTCGAGTTTCTTGCAGAAGCAGACTGGAGACGTCAGCAAGGACGCAACTTCCTTGACCAAGACTACTTCGTAAGGTACGTAGCGGACAATTGGATAGTGAAGGCAGAGTGGTTGCAGGACGGCTTTGCAGACATCCGCTACTTTGAGGGGTCACAGCGTGGTAGAATAAAGATTGGGGACAAGCTGTCCCTGAGTGCCGGGGTAGTTCAACGTATCTCCGAACCTTACGGCTACAATCCCCTTAGTGAGCTCACAATAGGGGACAATCAACTCCACTACACAGCCCTGGCGCTGGAGGAGGGGTATACAATAGATGTTAACTCGGGAGAGTTCTTTGACCCCAGCGGCGAGCTAGTTGCCAACGATCCTGCTGTATGGGAGCAAGTGGTAATACCCCAGGTCTTGTCCGACTACGTATCCAGAAAACGGTCTGAACTCCCCGATCAGTGGGTGCACTCCATGGTTGTGGGGTATGACTTTTACCACTACAGCAAGGACTTCTGGCTACACTCTTGGGGTAATCTAATGCCTTACCATCTTAATACAGACAACGAATATTCGTACCACAACTTTGTAAATAGCTCACAGTGGGTAGATTACTCGATAGGACTTATATTTGGTACTAAGTTCAGCAAAAGCTTTGGGGTGTTCCTTGAAGGTAAGTACAACAGGTACTGGGATAGAGAGTGGCATGACTTCTCTGTTGGACTTAACTACATACTCATCTAAGATGGCGAAGCAAATAAGTGAGGATACCCAGATTACACTGGACCTAAAGACAATCGGGCTAGCGATAACAGGGCTAGGGGCGTTGATAAGCATGTGGTTTGTTCTGCAAGCAGACATTGCAGAAGCAAAAGAGCTCCCTGAGGCACCAGAGCCTGTAATTACGCGCATGGAGTTTGACATGAAAGACCAGTTGGTTCGTCAGACAATCATGAGCACACAAGACGATGTCACCGAGATCAAAGAGGACATCAAGAGAATAGAGGAGAAAATAGATAAACTAAGATGATGAAGAATGAAAACTGTAATCTTATATGCTCTATCGTTTGTTCTGTTACTGGCACCTGTATCCACGGTAAGTAACAAACCCTCGATAGACACAGGCATATGTGTAGTGGAGTTCAATGCAAGCTTCAACGCACAGAATAGTGTGCCATGGATAGAGAGCATCACTGAGTGCAAGCCAATGCGTGTAGACATTGCACAGCAGCCGGAGATGCAAACAGAGCACAAGATTGTGGTTGTACCAACGATCATTGTGTTCAATGAAGGCGAGGAAGTAGAACGCTTCCAGGCCAACATTATGATGACGCTAGAGGCTACCCCTGATGAAGTTCAAGAGGTAGTCGATGAAATTATTTTGAGCGACTTCTAAGTTGCCTTATATTCGCAAAGAGACCGCACAAGCGACCGGCCCTTGGTAACCAAAAAGGGGCCTAGACATCGGGTTACATTAGCTGTCACCATAGGCAGTGAACGTTGTCCCCGGTAGTCTCGAAAAGTGCGCTGGTATAAAACTCGGGTGGGAACAAGGCTATAGGCTGACAGAAATGCCCCCACGCAGGCTAAACACGGCGAGTGGAAATCCAGCGTTAAACACAAAAACCAAGGGGGAATACTTGTATCCATGAGAGAAATCAATCGCATCATCCTGCACTGCAGCGCAACGCCAGAGGGCAGAGACGTAAGTACAGAAACAATCAGAGAATGGCACAAAGCCAGAGGGTGGTCGGATATCGGGTACCACTTTGTTGTGCTTCTCGACGGCACCATAGAAGCTGGACGTCCTCTAGATAGGGTAGGCGCTCATGTTAAAGGTCACAACAAAGATTCTGTAGGGATATGCTACATTGGAGGAACAGATGCAGACGGCAATCCTAAGGATACCATGGACGGATGCCAAGAAGCAGCCATCAAAGAATTGATATACTCTTTGCGTATGGTGTGGGACAAACACCTGACTCTCCACGGCCATAACGAATTCTCTAGCAAAGCATGTCCAAGCTTTAAAGTACAAGACAGGTTCCCGAACCATTTGTAATTGTAAGATAATCTTTTATATATTTGTTGCAAATCAAGCAACAATGTCTAAGATTAACTTCAACCCTGCCCGTGATTGGGTGGTGCTCCCTCTCCAAAAAGAAAACGAAACTGAGGCAGGCATCCTATTGAGTGATGCTACTGCAAACCAGCTGCGCACAAACATTCTTGAAGTGCTTGCGTGTGGTCCTAACTGTGAGTACGTTAAGGTAGGCGACACTGTAATGGTGCACCCATCTTCTGAAGGTCTTATCGTAGAGATCGACAAGAAACAGTATGTAATGGTCAGTGAGTTCCAGATCTGCGGAGTATTCCCTGAATGAACGGGACAGTAACCATACAACTTAAGGACTTTGATGAGCTAAGAAAAGCTCAATCCAAAGCAGATGACAACCTGATAGGGCTGCGTAGAGCTGCAAAGGAGCTGGAGGTTTTTTTATCTTTTATATGCACACGTGAATCTATTGGGGAATATGTAGACGAGTTCAACAGACAGTCACGTATGTCCCGCATTAACATTGAGGAGGGTCGTGCTAAAATTGTATTTAAGGATGGAACGGAAAATAAAGATACAGCCTAAAACTACCTATCAGTTCCTCCAGGTGTTCAACGGCATAATGGAGCTAACTGAAAAAGAACTAGATGTTCTTTCGCGCTTCATTGATCTCAGTGAGACTATCAACCTGTGCTCTGTAGAAAGCAAGAAAGCTGTGGCAGACTCTATGGGTATAGATAACCCAAACACTCTGAACATCTATGTTAAAAGGTTGAAGGACAAGGGAGCGATACAGAAAACTAAAAACGGCTACAAGGTCTCTAAACTTTTAGAGAGGAATCCCAAAGTCGTTATAGAAATTACGTAACGATGTCAGTATACAAGATGGTAAAGGGCTTCGTCAAAGAAGCCGTAAAGTTTGCAAAGGAAGGTGCACCACACGTTACTGCTAAGCAGTACGAGCAGAGACTTAACGCATGTTTCAGCTGTCCCCACCTCAAGGAGGACGTAGAAAGATGTGGATTGTGTGGATGCCTCATAGAGCACAAGGCAAAGTGGGCAACAACAACATGCCCGGACAAAGAGGAGCAACGCTGGGACCCAGTCAAAGTTGGGAGTGAGGGCAAACGAATAACACTGAAGAAGAATGGACCAAAAGGTAATACTACAGATACTAGCGACAAAGCACAGTCTACCGATACAAAAGGTTGAGGAAGCAGTCTACTATCAATTCAAGTATACCTCTAAGGTCATTAAGGAAGGAAAGTTCGAACCAGTGAGACTGCCATACTTAGGCAAGTTTCATGTTTTACCTGGGAGACTAAAACACCTCAACAATGCGGGATCTGATAACAGTCAGTAACAATGTAGTTGTCCCAAGCGCGTACGCACTTACCATCAACGAGTTCAAGGGTTTGAAATCCAGCGAACTTGGTGCGGTATACTTCTATACGGACCACCGTTCCCCCTACGCTGTGTACGAGGAAGAAGAAAGACAGGTTAGGATCAGTCAAGATCTCAAGGTTAAGTTCACAGCAAAAGTGCTGGGAGCAGTTGACAAGTATAAGGAACTGTCAGAAACCTCAGCTATAAAGTTGCTTAAATCTGCACGTAACTCGGTAACTAAACTGGAGAGATACTTTGCTACAGTAAACCTGAACGTACTTGATGACCACGGCAAGCCTATATACCACGCCAAGGACCTGATCGCCAACCTCGCCAACATGGGTAAGGTCGTCAATGGACTGGATGAGCTAGAGGCAATCGTCAAGAAGCACGAGCAGAAGGACAAC